TTCTATTGGGAGGTGGTCTCGGCCGCGTTCACGACTCGCGGCCGTTCGTTCTCGCAGGTGTCTGGGTACGCCGAAGCAGGCATCGAGCGCCTGCGCATCGAGGCCGTTCTCGATGAAGTGACCACGAATTTTTGCCGATCAATCCACGGCAAGGAGTTTTCTGTGGCTTCTGGCCTGCGCGCGTTCGAGCAGGTGGAGGCGCTGGAAGATCCTGAGCAGATCAAGGAGGCCGCGCCCTGGGTCAGGGAGACCCGCAACAAGGACGGCACCACCGAGATGTGGGTCCGTCGCGGAGGTGAGCGGGTGTCGGTCGGTCGCGTGGTAGAGTCCGCCGTTGGCAGGCTAGACGAGATCGGCAGGTTCCAGAATCTGAGATCTGCGAATGGGCTGTCAGAGCTCGGCGTTGGCCTGCCGCCGTATCATGGCCTTTGCCGGACCACGACGGTGCCGGTGTTGTAGTCTGGGCCGCATGGCGCCAAGATGGTGGCGTGTAGGCCCGCGCGTTCTGCTATTCTCGGTTCGAGGAGGTTCGGGACATGAGTTTCAGCCAAGCAATTGACGGCATCATACAGGCCGCGCAGCAGATGAAGGACGCCGAGAAGGCGGATCTGGCGCAGGCGTTCGAGGATGCGGCGAAGTCGCTTCGCGGCATCGAATCGAACCTCGACGATGGCGCCGAAGAGGCCGGCGCTGCCGACGAGGCCAAGGCCGAGGACGGGGCCGAAGAGAGCGGCGCCGAGGCCACGGACGGCGAGAAGGCCGACGGCGAGAAGGCCGAGGAGTCCGAGCGGGCCGAGACGGCCAAGGCAGCGATCACGGTCTGGCCGCTCGATATCAACTCGGACGACTGATGGATTCCGGGCCCGGGATTGCTGAGGATCTGGCGTTGGGCGAGTCGGCGAATGACAGCCCTGCAAAGGACGGATCCGTCTGCGTCGCGATCATGCTCAGCGGCGCGCTAAGAGAGCAGTTCCCGGGCCAGGCGAGGCAGCGCGAATTCGGCGACGTAGAGATGCCGCCGCATGTGACCGTGCTCTATCAGCCCGATCCGACGGCCTCCGATGTGTCGCCTGGCTGCTGTGGGGCGACAGCGGAGACGGTCGCGGACGGGCCAGGGCCGATGCTGTGGCCGAGCGCATCAAGGAGCGGCGTTCCATGCGCAAGCGCGTAGACATCGAGATCGACGCCGTCGTCAACGGCGACGGAGGCGTGTTGCTCCCGTGCGCCAAGGCCGCGGATGAGCAGTACGTTCTCGGCATCGTGCTCAAGCCAGAGGATCCGGACACGCAGGGCGACATCTACGACGCAGATGCAGTCCGGCGCGCGGCCTTCGGCTTCATGGCCGGCTTCACCAACGGATCTGGCAAGCTCGGCCTGCAGCACCAGATGCGGTTGCACGATGAGGTGCTGCTGGTAGAGAGCTATCTGGCTCCGGTTGACTTCAATGTCAGCGGCCGCGAGATCAAGAAGGGCACATGGCTCATGGGCTGGCTGATCCAGTCCGAGGAACTGTGGAGCAAGATCAAGTCGGGGCAGTTCACCGGGTTCTCCATCGGCGGGACCGCCCGCAAGACCCCAATCGAGGAGGCCAGCGATGGCTGACGCGACGCATCGCCTGGACGAATTCGAGATCCACGAGGTCTCGGCTGTGGATCGGGCGGCAAACGGAGAGAAGTTCGTGGTCATGAAGCGAGACGACAGCACCGACGGCGCCGAGGCCACGGACGGCGAGAAGGCCGAGTGGACCACAGCGCAAATCAATGAATTGCCGGACGATGCGTTCCTCTACATCGAGGACGGCGGCGAGAAGGACGAGGACGGCATGACCGTTCCGCGGTCGCTTCGCCACTTCCCGGTTCGCGGGCCGGACGGCGAGATCGATCTGCCGCATCTGCGCAACGCGCTGAGCCGCATCCCGCAGGCGGACATCCCGCAGGACGCCAAGGACGCGGCCACCGAGCGTGCCCGGCGGATGCTGGAAGATGCGACCGAAGAGACCGAAGAGGCCGAGGACTCCGAGAAGGCGAAGCCGGCCAGCGATCCGGCCGAGCCGGACAAGGAGAAGGCCGAGCCTGAAGGCGAGCCAGCGGATCAGGCCGGTGGCGATGGCGATTCTGGCGCAGAGGCGGCCGAAGATCCGGAGCAGGCCAAGGAGGCCACGCTTCACGAGGGGCTACTCAACGAGCAGGCCGAGGCGCTGCGCATGACCGTGGATCGCGTCATCGAGGCAGCAACCGGGACCGGCGACTTCAAGATGGCCATGGAGTACATGGACACCGCCTTCTCGCTGCTGTGGTCGATGCGCGACTCAGCGACCACGGTCCGGCTCATGAAGGAGGCCGGCGTCGATCCGTTCATGGACATCGAGCGAGGCATCCTCGACAAGAAGGCCGAGTTGATCACCGAGGCCCAGAAGAAGGCAGCCGAGCCCGTGCAGACCGAGAAGTCGGCGGATCCGCTGGCTGGCATGGAGCAGCGATTCGCGGCGCTGGAGTCCAAGATCGACAAGATGGCTGAAGCTCTGGCCAAGTCGGCCGTGAGCAAGGCGCTGGTCAACCTGCACGAGCGGGTCACCAAGATGGAGCATTTGCCCGCCGCGCCGACCACTGGCGCCTCGCTGGGCGATGGCAGAGCGGACGCTCGCAAGCGGGCCCAGGATGTCGATTGGCCCGCTGACTTGAACGCGGCAGGCGACGAGTAGCCGGCCGCTGGTTGGTTCTCTGCGCCGCGGCGCAGTAGGCTGAAACTGCCGGCGCTGGTCGGCTCAGAAAGGAAGAGGTTACGGAGATGTCGAACCGACAGCTCATCGAAAAGGCCGACCTCGCGCTCGACACGATCCGCGACGGTGGCGGGCTTCTCGAGCCAGAGAAGGCCAAGAAGTTCATCCGCGAGATGATCCAGTCCGCGGATCTCATGAAGCAGGTGACGGTGCTGCCCATGCGGTCGCACACACACCGCATCCCGCGGCTCGGGCTCAACACCCGGATCATGCGGCGCGGCACTTCGGCTACCGCGCTCAACAACGAAGAGGATCGGTCGAACACGACCCACGGGTTCGTCGAGCTCAGCGCGAAGCTGCTCAAGGGTGAGATCCGGATCCCAGACGAGATCGTCGAAGACAACATCGAGCGCGGCAACTTCACCAACCTCGTGATGCAGATGGCGCGCGAGCGCGTGGCCGCCGATCTCGAGGATCTGGTGATTCGGGGCGACACCGACAGCGCGGACGAGTACCTCGCGACGCTCGACGGCATCCTCAAGCTGGCGACGCTGCACGTGGTGGACTTCGGCGGCGATCACATCAACCGCCAGAACCTCACCCTCATGCACCGGGCCATCCCGACGGCGTATCGCTCGCTCAAGAGCCAGATGAAGTTCTTCACCTCGCACAACGCCGAGGAGGACTTCCGCCTGCTGTTCGAGGACCGCGAGACGGAGATGGCCGACCGCCTGCAGTCCAGCGCGCCGATGATCAAGCACCACGGCACCCCGGTGGTTCCCATCGGGCTGTTCCCCGAGGATCTCGGCGTGGGCGAAGACGAGACCAAGGTGCTGCTCACCGTCCCCAAGAACATCGTGGTGGGCTTCCACCGCGGCGTGAAGTTCGAGGTGGATCGCGACGTGCGCCATGGCTTCGTGAGCATCGTGATCACCTGCCGCATGGACGTGAACTTCTCCGATCCGAACGCGGTGGTCGTGGGCGAGAGCGTGGCCAGCCAGGGCTTCGCGGCCTAGTTCTTCGTCCGGACGCTTGAACCGGCGTCGCCCGTGAAAGAGTATGGTGGATGGCCCCGCTGTGAAGGCGGGGCGTCTACCTGGAGATGGGGACCATGGGGAAGAAGTACATCGCCACGATGGTCGCGGGCCCAGAGAGCGACTACCCGACGAAGACGATCACGGTTTTCGAGCCGCGGCCAGCCGATGCTCCGCCGCGCGCGAGGCGTAAGCCGTACGTGTTCAGGCACGGCGAATCGCACGAGGTCAGCGAGCAACTGGCCGAGCGTCTGCGGACGAAGCGACAGCCAGTCAAGCGCGGGCCGTGCATGTTCCACATCGCCGATCTCGGCGAGTCTGAGCCAGCCAAGATCTGGGCCGAGCCGGCAGCAGAGCCGGTAGTCGAGCCGGATCCGGAGCCTTCTCGGGCTCCGGAGGAGAAGAAGCCGAAGAAGCGCGGTCGCAAGAAGGCGACGGGCAGCACCACTGCGAAGAAGACGACCAGGCGCAGCAAGAAGAAGACGGACGAGGGCTGATGGCGACGGTCAGGCTTCGCGGGCTCTCCGATGATTCGCTGCGTCGGGTCGTCGAGCAGGCCGACCATGGTCTGGCCGTTGGTCAGTTCGTTCGGGCGGCTGCCGCAGGCTACGTTGCGGCGTCGCCAACCCTCGAGGCGGGNGAGATCGTCGGTCTCGTCGAGCGAGTTTCTGGCGACCGCTTCGTGATCGCAATGCCTGGCGCCGTGACCACCGCGGTTGACGCGGATCCTGGCCAGGTCTATTTTCTTGGAGTAGGCGGCGCGTTCGAGGCCACCAAGGCTGAGGGCGTCGTTGTTAGCGCCCCGATATTGCGCGGTTTGCCGGGCGGCAGCGCGTTAGTGTTGGGGTGGAGACCGTCGGAAGACGAAAGAGAGGCATTCATGGCCATCATCCCCGCGCCCTCCGATCAGGGCGGAATCACCGAGACCGAGGCCGGCTTCCTGTCCGCCGAGATCGCTTCCGTGGCTCACGGCTTCGTGGACGGCGACGTGCTCCGGTACGACACCTCCGAAGAGGAGTGGGTCAAGGCTCAGGCCGACAGCGCGGCCAACGCCGGCTCTGGCGACAACCTGGGCTTCTGCGAGAAGGTCGGCGACGATGCGTTCAAGGTGCGCACCGGCGGCCTGATGAACCTGCCGGCGCACACCGAGACCGTCGGCGCCGAGATCTACCTGTCCGCGTCCGTCGCCGGCGAGTACGTCACGACCGCCCCGAGCACCCAGGGCTACGTGGTCCAGCGGCTCGGCATCGTCGAGGACTCGAACAACTTCCGCGTCGACATCGACAACGGCTACGTCGTCCAGTAGGCGACGAGCGGGGCGCGCAGTAGCCGACTGCGCGCCCCATGGTGTAGTCTGTCCCCGTGGCTATCGAACGCGCCAGGGGGCAGGCTGCCCCGTTCACCTTCGCACTGCCGGATGAGGGCGGCCTCAAGATCACCGGGGCCGCCGCCCGGCTCGACACACACACGATTCTTGACGACGGCACCGGGCCCCAGGCTGGTCCGGTCCCGTCTGTCTCTGAGATCGACGGGCATCCTGGCGACTACTGCGTGACGTTCACGATCCCCGCCGATGCTGTGGTCGGATCGCTGTTCACCTCGATTGCCGTTGACCCGATCACGCTGCACGAGGCAGAGGAGACCTTCGTGGCAACTGCTGCCTCGGCGATCCAGGGGGTTGGGTTCTGATGGAGCGCTGGAACGCGATTGACGGGCAGCCGCTGACCCTCCGGGCGTTCTTCCACGCTGGCGGGGTGCCGCTCGAGCCGACGATTCGGCAGGTGGAGATCCTCGACGCCGTGACCGAGGCCGTTGTCGAGACCATCGACGGCGACGACGTAACCAGCGACGGCGGCGGACGGTTCCACATCGACACCGTTCTCGACGCGGGCAGTTACGTTGATCGCTGGTACGCGACTCCGACCGGCGGGTCAGAAACGACCCTCGACTTCTACGTCACCGTCTACGCATTCGGTGGCGTCGAGGCCGTCAACGGCTACTGCACAATCGCCGACTGCCGCACAGAGGGCATCACCGAGGCGATGGCTAGCGACGAGAGGCTGGCCGCGCTCATCGAAGAGGCGAGCCGCGAAATCGACAGCCTCACGCGATGGTGGTTCTACGGCCGAGAGTTGACGCTCCGGCTGGACGGGATCGACAACTACCGGCTCTATACGCCGGCACCGATCCTGCGGCTCGACACCATCACCGTTGACGAAGAGACCTACGACGTAGACGACATGGTGATGATCGAGCCTGCCCCGAGGACCGGGACGCGGTTCGATGACCTTCCCGGGTTCCGCTGGGATCCAGACAACACCGACGCGATTCGGTGGCCACGAGGCCACCAGAACATCGTGATCACTGGCCTGTTCGGCTACACCGAGGCAGACGGTACGGAGTTCGGTCGCGTGCCGCTGGCGATCAAGCGCGCGTGCATCATGCTCGTGGCCATGAAGCGGACGGCCATTGCCACCGCGCTTGGCGGCGGAGCCGGGGCCGCTGGAAGCGGGCAGTTGATCTCGATCCGAACCAAGACGCAGAGCGCCTCGTGGGCCCAGCGACCATCGAGCGATGCGCCGTTCACGGGCAACGCTGAGATCGATCTCATCATCAAGCGCTACCGGCGTTCCGGCTTGTCGAGCGTTTGATGTTCAGAGGCTTCCTGATCTGCCCGTTCGTGATCGAGCTTGCCAGGCTTGATCCGTCAGAAGTCGATGCGGTCGATCCTCCTGGCCCGGGCTCGGTCGGCTACGACACGCTGTTCGACGAGCCGGCGCTCGAGGGCGACGAAGACGCTGGGGCACCGATACGGCGCGAGCTCGACAGCATCCTTCTTCCTGCACAGATCGAGGACAAGGCGTTTGAAGGCCTGGCCATGGTCGAGGCTGGCAACGTCCCGTCTTCAGACATCGAGATCACGCTGCACTTCGCCGATCTCGAGGCGCAGGGTCTGGTTGCGGACGACGGCATGCCAGCAATCAGATCCGGGGATCGCTTGGTCACGATCCAGCGCGAAGACGGCGAGATCGTGGTCACGCCACGAGAGCCGCTCTACGTGATCGAGGCGCGGCCCGAGGGCTTCGCCTTGTCGCTGGCAAACCCGAACCGAAACCTGTTGACGCTGAAGTTCCGACCGCGCCCGAAGGGCCTGCGCGCCAGGGGCACCACCTGATGGGCGTTCGCCGACACGGCAGTTGGGGCAGGGCCCGCGCATCGCTCTCGGGCGGCGGCGCTCGCATGCGAAGGGCAATTGACGTTGCGGTGCTGCAAGAGGCCCATCTTCTGCGTCGGGAGATCGTCGAAGGGCTGCGGAAGGGCAGCAAAAATTTTGAGCCGCTGTCACCGCTCACCCTGGCGGCCCGTCGGCTGGCTGGCTTTCGCGGCAGCAAGGCCCTGATCAGGACCGGGGAGTTGCGCAACTCGATCTCCGTGGTCAAGCGCCCTGGCAAGGTCTTCGTGGGCGTGCCTCGCAAGTCTGGGGAGCGCCTGGTTCGGGTGGCCGAGATTCAGGAGTTTGGAACGCAGCCGTTCATCATCCCGATCACGCCGAAGATGCGGCGGTATCTCGCGGTGCTGTTCAAGGAGGCTGGCATTCAGCGCAGGGGCGGAGGGGGCGGCGGCGCTGGCGTGGTGGTGGTCCAGATCCCAGCGCGGCCGTTCTTGCGGTCCGCGTGGATGCGATGGCAGGACGGAAAGCCTGAGAAGCGAATCCAGAAGACGGTGGCCAGAGCGATGGGGTGGCGCTGATGGCGGTTCCTTCGATTGCGTCGATTTTGCCCGACTCTGCGGTCGCAGACGGCACCGACTTCGCCTACGTCTACGGTGCTGACTTCGCAGATGACGTGGAGGTCTACTTCGGCGAGGCCGGGGCCGAGGTGATCGGCGTCATCGACGAAGACGGATCCCGCGTTGCGCTCGTGCGCGTGCCTAAATTCGAGCCGCCTGATTCCCGGGATCCGAACATCGCCGATCCTGGCATTGTTGACGTGTCAGTCCAAAATCTCGACGACGACGGATTGCCGGTCGTTGGTGAGGTCGACGTGCTGGCGGACGGATTCACGTTGACGCGGATCCCGACCACGACACCCAGCACCTTCAGCCGGATCATCGGCAGGCTGCTCCTGCTGCTTCGGCGCGAAGTGGTGGCTCGCGCAACTCCTGGCGTGGCGGTGGATTTCGACCCTGACACCGGGGATGGCCTGCGGGTCGTCCAGGTGGCAGAGACCCCGGCCATCGTGCTGTCCGGGCCGAAGATGACGCCGGCGCCAACATGGCGGCGCATGGGCAGGCGAGAGGAAGATGTGAGCGCCGGGCCGGGGGACGTGCTCGAAACGAGCACGCCTGGCCTGGCCTATCATCTCGAGTTCGCGCTGAACCTCGTGACCGAGGCCGGCGCAAAGCGCCAGCTCCACAACATGATCGCCGCGGTCGGGCGGTTCTTGAACGCCAACAGGCGGATCTCTATCTTCCGAGTCGACGGCGATCCCGAATCTGGTACGCTGAGGTGGCCATTGGTCGCCGGCCAGGTGCGCACGACCATGAGCACTGACCAGCGCCCCAACGTGGCTGTCTGGGAGGTCACAATCTTGGGCGTCCAGATCGACACGGGCCGCCCGCTGAATCATAGCCGTCTCGTTGACGAGTTGATCGTCCGAGACGAGGCGCTGTAGGAGGCTCGCAAATGGCAGCCAACGAGCTATCGTCCAAGGTCTCGGTCGTCGAGATTCCGCCGGCAGTACGCCAGATCCAGGGAGCAGCGACCGCGGTCTTCGGCATGGTCGGAGTCGCGGAGCGCGGGCCCATCGGCGACGCAACGCTGATCACCAGCTTCGCCGAGTACACGAAGCACTTCGGCGGATACCTGGCCGACTACCACCTGGCGCAGGCCGTTCGGGCCTTCTTCGCCGAAGGCAACGGCCAGCTCTACGTGGTGCGGACCGCGCACTACGCCGACGCGGACGATCCGGCCACGCTCACGGCCGCGCGGTCGACCAACACGCTGGTCACGCCGGGCGATGCGACGCCGGCCCGAATCTCTGGCGGTGCGGCGCCGTTCTCGCTGGACACCGGCGACACCATCGTGTTCTCGGTGGATGGCGGCGCTGACAAGACCGCGACCTTCACCGGGGCCGCGGAGCAGCAGCAGAGCGCCGGCGCCTTCCCGCTGGATCTCGAAGACGCGCAGACCCTGCTGATCACGATGGACGGCGGTTCTCAACAGACCGTGACCTTCAACGCGGCTGACGTGGTGGACATCGACGCCGTAACCGCCATCGAGGCCACCTCTATCATCGCGCAGCAACTCGAGGACGCGAAGGTCTGGACCGACGGCACGGACGTGTTCATCGAGTCCGAGATCAAGGGCTCCGACAGCTCGGTGAGCATCGACGGCGGCACGGCTTCGGCTTCGTTCGCGTTCGCCGAGTCCGTGGCCGGCGCGGGCAGCGTGGCCAACCTGGCGGCTGTGACGGCCTCCGAGGTCGAGACGCTGGTCGAGGCAGCCTCGGCAGACGTTGCAGTGGACGAGTCCGGCGGGCTGATCCGAATCAGCACCGTGGACACCGGCATCGCCGCGACCCTCGAGATCAAGGCCGGCTCGGCCGATGTCTTCGGCTTCGTCGAGGGATCCGAGGAGACCGGCGCTGCTTCGTCTTCGGTGGATCTCTACACCGTCGAGGGCAAGACCGAGGGCACCTACGCCGACACCCTGACCGTTGCGGTATCCGCGGCCACCTCCGGCGAGACCGGCCGCTTCAACCTGACCGTCTCGGACAGCGGCGTGGTCCAGGAGACCTACGCGAACCTGAGCCCGGACTCGACGGACGACCGCTACGCGGTGGATTTCGTCAACGACAGCTCCGACCTGATCCGGCTCACCGATCTGGTGGTCGCCGGCAGTCCGCGACCAGACGATCAGAGCAAGACCCTGGCCAGTGGCGACGACGGCCTCACGGATCTGGACGACAACGACTTCCTCGGCGGCACCGGCGATTCGGGCAAGACCGGCCTTCGGGCTCTGGATCTGGTGCTGGATCTGACCGTGGTGGCCATCCCCGGACGCGCCACCGCGGCCGTGGCCAGTGGCCTGCTCACCTACGCCGAGACCACGCGAGACGGCGAGGTCTTCGCCGTGATCGACGTTCCGAGCGGCCAGAACCGCAGCGAGGTGATCACCTGGGTCGAGACCACCGCGTCGCTCATCGGCGCCAGCGAGCAGGGCGCCGTCTACTGGCCCTGGGTCAAGGTCTCAAACCCGAGCAAGACGATCTTCGGAAGCGAGGACACCATCACCCTGGCCCCGAGCGGAGTGATCTGCGGCGTCATGGCGAAGGTCGACGGGGCCCGGCCGGGCGGCGTCTACGATCCGCCTGCTGGCCCGGACAGCGCTGGCGTGCTGCTCAGCGTCCTGGGCGTCGAAGACGAGGCGGTGCTCGAAGAGGCGACCAGGGATCTGATCTACCCCAAGCGGATCAACCCCATCACCACCTCGCCCGGCCGGAGCTACTACGTGGACGGGAGCCGCACGCTCAAGAGCGACGGCAACTTCCCGAACATCAATGAGCGCAGGGGCGTCAACTTCATCAAGCGCTCGGCGAGGACCGGCCTTGACTACGTGCGGTTCAAGCGCAACGGGCCGTCCCTGCGGGCTTCGGTGCGCCGCACCCTGCGCAGCTTCCTGAACACGCAGATGCAGCGCGGCGCCTTCAGCTCCGAGGAGCCGGAGGATGCCTTCCAGGTCGTCTGCGACGAAACCAACAACTCGACGGCCGACGAGTTCGCCGGCCGCCTGACGGCGAAGATGGTGCTGGCGNCCGCCAAGCCGGCCGAGTTCGTGGTCATCGAGATCACCCAGGACACCCGGGCGCTGTAAGGCGCTCGACGAGGAGTTGAACAATGGCCGGTGAGCCTCTGGACTTCTACACGCGGCAAGAGTTCATCGTCGAGATCGATGGGATCAGCCGAGCCGGCTTCATGACCATGAGCGAGCTCGCGGTTGAGGTGACGGTAGCAACGCTGATGGAGGGCGGTCGGGCCACCCCGCACAAGCGCCCAGTCAAGAAGAACTATCCCAACGTGACGCTCGGTCGCGGCGTGACCGACGACCGCGACATCTACGACTGGATGGGGCAGGTCTCCTCGGCGAGCACCGGGACCGGGCTCACCGGAACCGACTACAAGCGCAACATCGACATCGTACAACTCGACCGAGACGGATCCGAGCGCCGCCGGTGGACGCTGTTCGGCTGTTTCCCAGTCCGCTTCGTGGCTGGCGATTGGGACGCGGACAGCGACGATCCGCTGGTCGAACAAGTCGAAATCGCATTCGACTACTTCGAGATCGACTGATCCAGCCAGGCGCCTGAGCAAGAGGGGGATGTATGCAGGCGACGCTGCCCACGGGCATGATCATAGAGATCCGCGGGATGAAGGTTCGCGAACAGCGGATCTTCTCTGACCGTCGGCTCGCCAAGCGCGGCGGCACCGTCGGGAAGCTCGTGGAGGCTTGCACGGTAGGCGTCATCGACGCGGGCCCGTACACGCTGACCCAGGACGGCAACCCGCCGTGGGATCACGTGTGCCAGGGTGACCGCTTCGCTGCGGCGCTCGCGATTCGAGCCGAGACCTACGGTCGCAACTACGACTTCCGATGGGCGTGTGGATCTTGCCGTTCGTCGAACGCCTGGACCGTTGACATCATCGACGACTTGCCGCTTCGGGAACTGTCCGGCGGCGATCTCGACACGTTCAAGACCTCCAACCGTTTCACGGCAGAGGTCGACGGCGCTGAGGTCGTGTTCAAGATCGCCACCGGCGCAGATGAGCAGGCGATGGCGCAGAACGCGCGGCGCTTCCGCGATGCCCCGATCTCGGGCGCGCTCATGACGCGCATCGTTGAGATCAACGCCAACGGCGAACTGCTCAAGCCGAAGGACCGGCAGGAGTGGATCGAAGATCTCAGCATGGGCGACGTGCTCCTGCTCATCGAGGAGATGGAGCGCCGAGACTGCGGCGTCGAGACATCCATCGGCGTCGAGTGCTCCGAGTGCGGGGCAGAGCAGGAAATCGATCTCCCTTTCGACGATGGCTTCTGGCTGCCGAAGAAGAAGCGCCCGACCCAGGGGCGGTAGCGGTCTGCTCTCTCGGCACGCAGCGGATCGGCTCCCTGTTCGAGTCGGCAGCAATTGCGCTCAACGTCGCCAGCGCCTGCCCATCGATCATGTCTGGCCTCGATCTGGAGTCGTGGCGCGTCCGGGCGTTCGAGCTTTGTTGGTCTTCGCACGGCGGATCTGGCCTGGGGATGCCCTGGTCTGACATGCTAGATCTCGACGTTGACGAAGCGAATTGGTTGCTTGACGCCATCAGAAAGCGACGCACCGACGAGAGCAACGCGATTCGGCAGGCGGCAAAGGCCGGACGGTAGCGGTAGGATGTGGGGGTAGGACGCCGGAGGCTCGAGGATGGCGCTCAACAACATGGGGCTCGGCTTCGTCTTCACCGCGCGCGACGCGGCAAGCGCGAAGTTTGGCAGAGTCGGCACGAGCTTCGGCGCCCTTGACCAACGAGTCGGAACCGGAACGGCCTCCATCGGGCACAACCTCGGGAGGCTGAAGATCGCCTTCGGAGCGTTTGCCGCTGGCGCAGTTGGCCTCGTGGCCTCGTTGTCTCTGGCGGATCCGGCCGGCAAGTTTGACCAGGCCATAGCCAAGGTCGGCGCCATCAGCAGGGCCTCGGCTGAAGATCTACAACTGCTCGAGCGATCCGCGCTTGACGCAGGTATCGCCACGCAGTTCTCTCCGCGAGAGGCTGCCGACGGGCTGGCAGAATTGGCTGCCCAGGGATTCAGCGCCACCGAATCTGTCAAGGCGCTCATCCCTGCGTTGGATCTCGCTGCTGGCGGGCAGATCTCGGTGTCAGAGGCCACCAAGGCTGCGACGGCCGGGATCAAGGTCTTCGGGCTCGAGGTAGAAGACGCAGGGGCCGTGGCCGACAAGATGCTCCGCATCTCGAACGCGACCGCGCTTCAGGCGCGTGATCTCGGGCTGGCCATGGGTACGGTTGGCCGCGGCGCGAGCGCAGCGAAGCAGAGCCTCGACGAGATGCTTCCGGCCATGGGCCTGGTCAAGAACACCGGCGTGGACGCGAGCGTTGCGGCCAGTTCCGTAAGCTCTGCGTTGCTGTTCATGGCCGATAACGCGCAAAAGTTCCGCAAGATAGGCGTTGACGTTGCAGACGCAAACGGCAAGTTCAGGCCGTTCCTCGACGTGGTAATGGACACGCAGGAAGCGCTGTCTGGCCTCACCGACACGCAGCGCGTGGCCAAGGCCAAAAAGCTGTTCGGCCGGTTCGGCCTCACCGCCTTCTCCGCGATCAGTGGCCAACTGGGCAAGGGGATCAAGAACGCCAGCGGAGAGATGCTCAGAGGGGCGAAGGCCGTTGACTTTCTGCGGCAGACGATGGCCGGAGCTGGCGGCGCGGCCGAGGAGTTCCGCGAGAAGTTGCTCAGCAACTTCGAGGGCCAGAAGACGCTGATCAAGGGCTCACTGCAAACCCTGGCCATCGCGGCTGGGCAGCCGTTCGCAAAGGTGCTGGCCCCAATCGTCACCGGCTTGATCGGGCTCATCAACAGCCTCATCAAGCTGATCAAAATCATCCCCACGCCGATCAAGAGGTTCGCGGCAGGGCTGTTCGTCTTGGCCTCTGCGTTGACGATGGTTGTCGGCGGAGTGCTGGCGATGAAGTTCGCGATCTCCTTCATCGGCCCTGCAATCGCTGCCGCGGCTTTCGCCGTCGCTGAGATGGTCGCTGCCGCCTGGCCGTTCGTGTTGGCGGCAGGCGCCATAGTCGCGGCCGTCGTGGCGCTGCGCGCAGCAATCTCGGCCAACCTTGGCGGCATCGGGGACGTGTTCCGCGCGACCTTCGCCAGGATCCAGCTTGCGTGGCAGGCCGTGACGCAGTTGATCCGCGATGGCGCCTTCTCTGGGGCGGTGCTCGAGGAACTCGACAAGGTCGGCAACCGCGGTGTGAAGGAGTTCGCCAAGTCGGTCTTCGGGATTTTCTACCGCGTCAAGCGCTTCTTCCTCGGGCTGGCGGGCGCCTTCAACGAGGCTGTCGCGC